AAACACGGGAAAAAATTAGCATAGCAAATAAAGGTAATGTTTCATGGATCAAAGGAAAGCATATTTGGACTGGTGGTTCTGGTATGACCGGAAAGCATCATTCTGATGAAGCCAAAAAGAAAATGAGTAAATCACATAAAGGGAAAATATTATCTGAAGAAACAAGAAAGAAAATGAGTAAAGCAAGAATGGGTGAAAAGAATCATTTTTATGGAAAAAGTCATTCAAAAGAAGCGAGAATAAAAATAGGAAAAGCATTTAAAGGTAAAGAATTAACTCCAGAACACAAAAGAAAAATAAGTAAAGGGAATAGAGGCAAGATACGTTCTGATGAAGCTAAAAAGAAATATAGTAAATCAAAATTAGGGGAACTTAATCCTGCTTATGGAAAATTATATGGGAATAAATCCGATACGTCAATTGAGATAGCTATGGAAAAAGAATTTATTAAAAATAAGGTTAAATATATTAAACAAAAATATTTTAAGGGTGTTGGTTTTGTAGATTTCTTTCTTCTTGATTATAATTTAATTATAGAATGTGATGGGGATTATTGGCATAATAAACCCGGAGCACAAAAGAAAGATAAATTTAGGGATAAAGAAGCAAAGGCAATTTATGGTTATAACACTATTCGTTTTTGGCAACATGAAATAAATAAATCTTCCATAGAATGTTTTAATAAAATATTTAATAATGGAGGGAAAACTAATGTCACTGTATAATCAGATGAGACCTAAAAAGTTTGCAGATGTTCTCGGAAATGCCAGTACTATATCAGCACTTTCCAAAATGCTAAAATCAAAAGATACTATGCCCCATACATTCCTATTTTATGGCCCTTCTGGATGTGGTAAGACTACCCTTGCTCGTATCCTTGCAACCGAATTGAAATGTAATGTTTCGGATATGGAAGAATTAAATGGGGCAAATCAACGTGGTATTGATGATGCAAGAGGGATGATAGACAGAGCTAATAATCTACCTATGTTTGGCAAGAGTCGTGTATTTATTATGGATGAAATGCACATGCTTACCCGTGATGCTATGAATAGTTTGTTAAAGATATTAGAGGATGTGCCTTCCCATGCTTATTTTATTTTATGTTCCACGGAACCAGATAAAATACTAAAGACAATCAGAAATAGATGTACTGCTTTCCAGGTAGAATTATTAAGTGAAGATGATATTGGGGATTTACTTGATTATGCTTTAGGGGAAGTCAAGATGGATGTGCCTGATGATATATTTAATAATTTAATTATTTGCGCTGAAGGATCACCAAGAAAAGCATTAGTATTACTTGAACAGGTATTGTCTGTTGAAAATGAAAAGGAGCAAAAGAAATTACTTATAAAAGGAGCAATTGAAAAGGATGTAATTGATTTATGCAGAGCGATATTAAATGGGGATAGTTGGAGTAAAGTAGCAGGAATCTATAAATCAATACCAAATCCTGATGCAGAGGTAATCAGGCGAATCATTCTTGGTTATATGAAATCTGTACTACTTAATTCAATAGGAGGTAAAGCAATCACAGCCGCAAGGATTATCAGTTATATGGAGGATGATACCTTTAATAGTGGGGAAGGTGGTCTTGTAGGCAGGATATTTCTTTCTCAACCAGTACGCTAAACAGGAGGTAGTACATGTCACGAAAGTCTGTTGTAAAGAAGAACCGGAAAGAAGCATTGCGTAAAAGATTTGCCGAAAGATCAAAGAGTGGTTTCCTTAGTTATCTAAAGGATGAGGATGGCTTGGCAACTGTCGGGGTTAAGAAATTTATCGCTGAGGTAGGTTCCAATTATATCAATGTCCTTGAACGTCCTGATGCTGAAGCTTTCTTTGAGGAGATTTGGGTGCATTACAGTGTAGGCCCAAACAACGATGCTTACCTTTGCCCGGCTAAGATGTATGATGAGTATTGTCCGGTTTGTGCTTTCAGGGAAGAGCTTATTGCTGATGGCGAGGACAAGGAAGTTTTCAAGGAATACTACCCCGGCAAACGGTACGTGATGTTTGTTGTGAAAGCAGACAACAAGCGATCTATCAAAGAAGGTATCTTTGTCTATGATTTCCCCAACAAGGTTATGGATAATATTGAGGCACTTTCCCTTGATGATCGCACCGGAGATATTACGTGTATTGATGATCCTGCTGAAAGGATTACTCTTAAATTTAAGCGGGTAGGAAAGACACGAAACAATACCGATTATATGGGATTTCAGCTTATGGAATGGGCTGATGACGTACCAGAGGAATATTATGATGGTATTCCTACTGTTGAAGATTGCCTTGTAGTGCCAGATATTGCTCGTATGAAGAAAGCAGTAAATATGGATGATGATGCGCCCCAACCTGCCGAAGAGGATGATTTAGATGGGGAGGAGGAGGAGAAGCCAAAGCGTAAAACTACCAAAAGGAAAGTTAAACAAGTAGAACCTGAGCCGGAAGATGATGAAGAGGACGAGACTGTAGACCCCTTGGAAGAGGAGCTTGACTTCGATGAAGACGATGAAGGCGTCGAAGATGAAGAACCTACACCCAGACGATCCAAAAGAACTACTCCAAAACGGGCACGAAGAACAGCTACAGCACCTGAAGATGAAGATGAGGAGGATGATGAGGATAGCGAAAAAGAAACAGCTCGATCACGTGTAACCGGTGCTGCTGCTCGTAGGGCTAAAAGGAGGGGGTAATGGATATTATCCAAGAATTTGTGGATGAGCTTGACGCCTTGGTAATAGAAACTGAGGGGCTTATGGTAGAAATCTCCCCACATCTCAAGATTGATAAGTATAATCTGGAGGATGTAGTAGCAGAGCATTCGGAATACTATTACAGAATTGCCCAGGTTCAGTCTCGTACCAATGGATTCTTTCACCGAGCACAATTACTGGTAAAGGAGATTAAAGCAGATATAGCTGGTAAGATTAGGGAGAATCCAGAGGATTATGGTATTATCAAACTTACTGAGGGCCAAGTAGTAGAAGCAACAGATAGGGAAGTAAAAGCTTCCGAGTCAAGGGCAATCAGGCAACAAGCGGAGGAACTAAATCAATCTGCTACTGCTCTTGTAAATGCTTTTGAACACCGAAGGAGCATGATCAATAATGAAGTACAGCTTATGCTATCTGGTTTATCTTCCGCTGAATCAGATGGTAAAAGGGAAACAATGAAAGAAGCAGTAAAGACTAAGACTAGACGGAGAAGGGTGGAACGTGAAAAAGAGGATTAAAAAACCTTCACAGATTCTGGCAGTAGCAGATATTGCACCTGTGGATCAATACCTTAGTACTGGATGCACCTTGCTTGATCTTGCAATAGCTGACAGAATTCCTGGTGGGTTTGGAGTGGGCCGTATTTCTCAAATATACGGCCCCTCCTCCTCTGCAAAATCTGTATTACTTGCAGAGCCATTGGGAGCTGCTCAGAGATTAGGAGGAACAGCAGTACTTGTTGATTCAGAATCTACCTACGATTTTACAAGAGGGGAAGAGTTATTTGGATTAAACTATAATGATTTTAAATACATTTCTCCTGCTGATTCAGAAGATGAACTAACTATCGAATATCTGTTTGATGTGATTGTACCTAAAGTATTAAAGATTGAACAGAAACCCATAGCATTAGGTGTTGATAGTTTATCTGCTATGCCATCTGATACTGAGATGGATGAGGGCATATCGGATAAATCCTACGGTATGAGTAGGGCTAAAGGATTAAGTAAAGCATTTAGGAAATATATCTGGCAACTTAGTAAAAGCAACATGAGCATGATATTCATTGATCAGACAAGAGTTAATGTAGGAGCATCTTTTGGCAAACAGCATACAGTATCAGGTGGTAAGGCATTAGGATTTTATGCAAGCACGATTGTAATGGTGAAGAAAATGGGTAATATTGTAAATAAGCATAAGAAGGTTATTGGAGTAGAAATTGGATTTGATATTGAAAAGAATAAGATAGCACCGCCTCACAGGAAAGGTAGTTTTAGATTACTGTTTGATTATGGGATAGATGATGTTGGAAGCAACTTGGTGTGGTTGAAAAAGGAAACTGGTACTTCCACTTATCGTTGTCCTGATGGTAAAATGCATAAAAGTTTAAATCAAGCAATAGATTATGTGGAAGATAATGATATGGAAGAGGATTTAAGGCATGATGTATTATCATTATGGCAAGATTTATATGCCAAGGTTGAACGCAAACGGAAAGTGAGGTAAGAAAATGAAGAAATTTGTTGAAAAAACACAGCCAGTATATGTTACACAAGAGTTGGTATCAAGAACTTGCGATCTTTGTGGTAGGGAATCTAATGAAGCACGTTGGGAAGGAAAGGGAATATATGATGTTGAGGAAAGTGAGATAACAATAGAGGTGCGACTTAAAGAGGGGGAAAGTTATCCCGAAGATGGATTTGGAACGAAATATGAAATTGATCTGTGCCCAGCATGTTTTAAGGAGCGGCTTGTGCCATGGTTGAAATCACAAGGTGCAGATATTCACGAAGAGAAGTGGGGTTGGTAAAAGGAATAAACGAATTAAAAAGAAAAGTACCCGAGCTGTAAAAGAAAGGTGAGGTAAGAAGATGCCAAAGTTTAAACCGATGTTTGATATTGGTGATTGGGTAACAGTATTGGCAGTAGCAAAGTCTTTTAAGGTTGATATAGGCCAGTGCATGATTGAAAAGAAAGTTGTTACTTATAAAGCTAATCCATCTATGGTAGGCAGAGTTGTGGGATTGAAAAGAGTATTTCTTGGCACTGTTAAATCCGACATTTACGGTGAATGTAATTATTTGGACAACATAGGTTCTGTTATTTTATACCAAATAAAGCAAGGATATTTGAATATTCCTATTCTTGCTTTTGAAAAGGATTTGGAACCTGTTGAGCCGCTTAAAAAGTTTCCCTTACTTGCTACTGGTCTTTTGTGGTCTGATGAAGCAAGAAAACAGATGAGTGAATATTCAAAATGTTTTTCAAGAGATGCAAAGGGAAGGTTTGTATGATACAGATAATTTTGAATGTTTTCATATGCTTTTTAATGTTGGTTTTGGCCCTTGTATGTTTGTCCCCGGCAATAGTATTAATTATTAGTATATTCTATGAATTCGTAGCTACTGACAAGCATGGTTATGTTAAACCGCAATTTAGCAAATGGAAGATATTTTAATGAATAAACGAATTAAAAAGAAAAGTACTCAAGCGGTAAAAGGAACATGGAA